CTGTTAAAATACAATCAAGAATCGATAAAATAAATGGCTTAGAAGTAGAAAATATTAATTTACAACATTCGCTATCGAAAGAAGATTTAAAACAAATTGCAGACGCTTGGACAAAAGGAATTAGTACTACCGAAGAGAACTGACAAACAGTTAATTGGCACTAAAATAATATTAAATAATATATATGAAGATATACTTTTTGATGGCGCGGCCAGAGCAGGAAAAACATTTAATATATTATTTAATCTTGTCTTATTGTCTTTAAAATATCCAGATTTAAGAATACTAATAGCACGGGAACGATTAAGCCATGCTATATCATCTCTGTGGTTACAAAGTTTAATTCCTATGGTTGATAAATATTTTCACGGACTTTATGAAGAAAACAAAACACAACATATTTTAAAGAATAAAATAAACGATAGTGAAATATGGCTTGGGGGACTCGATACAAAGGAGCGGGCAGAAAAGATATTTGGTCAAGAATACGGAATTATATTTTTAAATGAGGCTGTGCAATTAGGAGAAAAGACAGTTGCTAAAATACAAACACGATTAGCACAAAAAATAGTTAATTTAAAAAACTTTATGATTTTTGATTGCAATCCTCGTAGCCCAGCCCATTGGATATATCAAAAGTTTTATATAGATAAACCTAAAGATTCTATCCGGTTAACTTGGTATACTAAAGATAATTTAGAGAATATATCAGAAACACTTATAAATAGATTAGAGCAATTACCAGAGACAGAGCGCAGACGCTATCTATTAGGTGAATGGTGCGAAGTTGAAGGAGCTGTATATAATAATATACATGACAAAAATATTTCTAATTTAAATAAGGATTGGGGAAAATATGATGATATAGTAATTGGGATAGATTGGGGCTACCATACGCATGCGAGTATATGGGGAATAAAACAAGAAGAAAAATTACAAGCTTATTGTTTATATGATTTTGCATTAATCGGAAGCAAGACAAGTGATTTGATTATTGAAATGGATAAAATAGAATGGCTTAAAAGATATAAATGCTATTGTGACCATGAACTCGATAGAATAGATGAAATGTGCGATAAAGGATATATAGCTGTAAAGGCTTATAAAGAAGTCGGAGCGGGTGATAGCTCCGTAAATGAATATGATTTATATTTTGATAACAAGTGTAATGAGACATTTCAAAGCATGCTAAATTTAATGCATCAACAGGACAAAAACGAAAATTATATTGATGCACATGAAAAGGTAAACGATCATGGAGCAGATAGCGCAAGATACGCATTACATGGATGGCGTAAAGATAATGAGAAAGGAAAAGGACATTATTTTATTAAAAGATAATTATTGCATAAATAATTATAATGTGTTAAATTAAATTATGAATCCGATATTAAAAGAGATTAATTTAAAAAAAGCAAATCTACAATTTATGCAGCAAAAGCCAATCAAGAATTATTTTAAAATAAGAAAATCACAAAGAGATTTACAGGCATTAGAAGAGGCCGGGCGGGATATACTTAATACTGCGATTACTAATACATTAAGTACAGCCGGAGAAGTCGATAGAAATAATTATAGAACTTATGCAAAACAAGTGCAACAATTATATGATATGTATGAGGCTCGGACAGAATATGGAGCAGAATTGACAGGCGGTATTATAGATACGCTTGTTGCTTTTATTGCAGGTGAAGGTATAAGCTATACAGCAGATAAGCAAGCAGAAAAATATATACAAAACTTTATTGAAAAAAATAAATTAAATGGCAGCCGTTTGATGAATATGATTGAAATAGGAGTATTAGAGGGGAAGAATCTTCTTATACTTTCGCCGGAATTAAAAGGCAAGGATAAAGATAAATATATTAAATTAAGATCATTTTCCTATAATGTTAATAAATATAAAGTCGAACATAATGCAACGGATAAAGATGAAATAACAAAAATAACTTATCGGCCTAATAAGCAAGATAATGATAAAACTATTCCAGTTGATAAATCGGTATTTGTAAGACTTGGAGGAACCGAAAGAGATTTTAATGAAACGCCAAATAAGTTACATAGGATTATAACACAGATAGAGAACTGTTCACGGGCTTATTATGACCTCCGCAAGAATACTCATGTGTTTGGAAAGTATATGCCTTACTGGAAAACATCTACACCGCAAGAGGCAAAATCAATAAATAATGATATACAGGATAGAAGCTGGCAGATAGGCTATGGTTATGCCGGTACAGGTGATTTTAGTTTAGTGGAGCCGAGTGGATCAGCCGGTAAAGCGATTTTAGACGATTTTCTGCTTGGGCTTAAATGTATCAGTACTACTACTGGAATACCTATTCATTGGCTTGCATGGCCGGAGCTTATGAGTAACAGAGCGACAGCGGATACGATGCTTGAAGTAGTAAGGGCTGCTACTGCTAAGGAACGCATGATTTGGGAAGAGGCTTTACACGAAGCAATAAAAAAATCTATGGTCTTAGCGGTTGATGAAGGAATAGCCGAGAATAGCATACTTAATAAAGAGTTTAAGATTACTCTTGATTTTGCTACTATCGCGCTTTTAGAACAGGTATCAAAGATTTGGATACCGCTTATGGATTCAAACATAGTGAGTATGGCGACTACACGGACTAAGATACCTGGCATAGATTCTGCCTATGAAAAAAAGCAAATACAAAAAGAAAAAGAAGAAAACATGAAAAATAGTCCATTTAATAATAATACTTTAGATAATACATTAAATAATATACAGGATGGTAATAATGGTTCCGATGAGAACACAGCAGTCAATAAACGGGCTGAAAGACCTGTGCCGGTGGCTAAATAGTCAATCTCCTACTAAAAACATGACTATGATTGAAATAGGCAGTTTTGCCGGAGACTCTACAGAGATATTTTGTCAATGGTTTGGGAATGTTATTGCTATTGATCCCTGGATTTCTAATATAGGTGATATGACGAATAAATGTAACATGGATTTAATTTATGAAAAATTTATTGCACGAATGGCTAAGTATACTAACTTAAAGATATTTAAAAACTTCTCTTATGAGATACATCATTTGTTTAAAGACAATACTTTTGATTTTGTTTATGTCGACGGATCACATCAATATTTTAACGTGTCAAAAGATATATTGATGTATAGGCATAAAGTTAAAAAAGGCGGTTATTTCGGCGGCCATGATTACAGGACTAAATTTAAAGGAGTTGTAAGAGCGGTTAAAGAATCATTCGGGAAGCCGTTAAAGGTATTTAAAGATACTTCGTGGATTGTTAAACTTTAGTATTGAATATATTATGTATTTAATATATATTAGATTGAGAGGGGAACTATATGAATGATGAAAAATTAGAGCATGTAGATATTAGTCAATTAGTATCTACACACAATACAAAAATAATTCCAAATAATAAAGAAGTTACTCCAGAATATATTGATAAAAATTGGAATAAAGATAAAAAGGCTGGACGGCCTAAAAAAGAAGAATCAGATATTAAGGATACAGAGTCAGTGAGTGCCATATCCGAGTAATGAAAGGCTGCCTGATAATGTAAAAGTTTTACCAGAGGCAGCGCAAACTATATTTAGAAAAGCTTTTAATTCCGCTCTCAAACAATATAGGAATGAAGATCAGGCACGTAAAGTAGCATGGTCGACTGTAAAAAGAAAGTATATTAAAAAAGGCGATAAATGGATTTTAAAAGAAATTACACAATCATTTCTTAATTTAATATGTGAGCGTATACAATCTTTTAGTCAAAATGAACTTATCGATTTAATTCCTAAAGATACTTTGGCAGAAATTAAACAAAAAAATGATCATCCTTATTTTGCAGCTTATTCTATTTGTCACGAAGGAGAAAGCACACCTAAAATTATAGGTGAAGGATTTAAACCTATTCTTTGGACACGCCGGGCAGTACAATCACTAAAGCGATTTGTACTAAAAGGGATTAAGTTTTTCTTAGGCCATAATGATGATAATTCTACTAATAATAGACAATCAGTCGGTGAAGTTGTGGCGGATGCACAAAAAGAAATTAACGGGAAATTACATCATATTGTAGTCGGTTATTTTCCTAACAAACAAATAGTTGCCAATAAGGATATTTGTAGTCAGGAAGGTAACTGGAATCTATTTGAGATGGCTAAAAGATTAGTAGCTGATTCAGTTGATAAAATAACAGGAATTGCTTTAGGCAGTTCTGATAATAATAGTCCTGCTTTTGCAGAGGCTAAAAGATTAGGGATGGTACAGGCTTTTAATACACCTGGAGAAGGTGATAAAAATACTTCTGGAAAGGAAGGTAAAATGCCAGACGAGATTAAATCTTATCACGATTTGAAGAAATACATTACACAGTTTAATGTATTTCCTTCACAACTGTTTACGCTTGACGAAATCAAGAAAGACAGAGAATTTATAACTGTTTTTAATGAGGCTGAAATTCTTAAAAAACAGCTTGAGGAAAAGGATAAACAGATTGAGGACTTTGATAATAAACACAAGGAACTCGATAGACAATTGCAACTGTCTACTGCTAAAACAAGACTAAAAAACATGATGTCAAATTTTAAGGATAGCAAAGGAAATGTTACCGAAATCACGCCTAAACAACAGAAATATATTGAATTGAATTTTTCTGAAAGTTTAGATGATTTGACAGATGAAGGGTTAAGCAAATTTATTGCTAAAACTCTTGAAAGTGATTATAAAAAGAATGCTGAATTTTTTGGTACTTCTGATAGTGTACCGGAAATAACAGATGAAGGTGGAACGATTGATAAAACAGACATGACTAAGAAAGACAATAACCCTCTTTTAGAAGAGGATTTAGACAATGATTAGTCATAAATAGAGGTTGATAAATGTTTTTATGGCGAGATAATATAATTTATGATGAATGTTTTGATACCATTCCTGCTACCGCTGTATTGAAAGGTACTCCTCAAGTTGTTGAAGATGTTTTTGGTTTTTGGCTTAAAGATCGAGAGACAGTCGGGGAGGAAGTAACTTTTGCATATAGATGCCGACAGGTTCTTGCAGACAAATTGCAGGGGACAGGTGAGGCTATAAGAGCAGGTATGAGATTATATGCCATTCCTACACAAGCTAATTTTGTAACTCCTAATAGACCTGCGGGTGTTGCCGGAGTTGCTTATAGGTTCTGTGGATGGGCTAAAGAAGACGCGGACGAAAATGCGGAACAAGTTTTAATGAATTTCGATGGTACACGTTGGGACGAGGTGGTATAGTATGAAAAATAAAATGACTGCAAATGATAAATTATTTTTTGATATGGTATGGAAAGCTTGCGAGCATAAAGATACAAACGCCGCCAATATGGTTAATGCTGCCATTACTGCTTTTATAAAAAAGCCTGTTCAGGTAATGAAAAAGCAAATCCAGGCGGTTGGGGTTAGTACCGATTTTGCAAAACTTGTAAGCGATGCTTATAGTGTAATTGTAGAAGAGGATAACTTTGACTTGGGATATGAGAAAGTATTCAAAGATATGCCTTTAGGCGACCGTGAAGATTCATGGGATATTTACAATGTAGAAAATGGTTTAACTTTCCGCAAGATTCAGGAAGGTCAGAGACTTAGAATCGAAGGTTTGAAAGGTACTCTTGTTACTGCTCATGTTGATTACTTCGGAGGTGCTTTAGGTTGGACTGATAGAATGATTCGCTTTAGAAAAGTAGCAGCTATGGTTGATATAGCTGGTATCTTTAGAAATAATTTCTGGAGAAACAAGGCAGACAATCATTACGCACTTATTCGGGCGGCAGGTTTACTTAATCCATTATTGGCATGGCAAGGAGTTGCAGCCGATGGTCAGTTAAGACGAGATATACAGACTCTTAATAGAGCAGCTTTTAATTTAAGCAATCGACTTAAAGATAAAGGCTATGGGAATACTGCAACAGCACAGCTTGTATTGTATGCCAATCCTTTGGATAAAGCACGGATTAATGCAGCTATAAAAGCTACTACTAATCAGACATTAGGTGTAGGTATCGGAACTGTAGGGCAGCAATTAGACTGGAATATAACTGTTATATATACATATAATCAGTCAATCCAGGCAGGAACGCCTTTACTTGTATATCCGTATTACAGATTGCAAAAGGCAGATGCCATGCAGCCTACTACTTTTACTGCCCCAAAAGACCCATTAACGCTTAATGAAGTACAAGCGGTATGGGCTATATATGGTGCTGTGATAGCAGATACGGAACAAGTTGAAAGATTTACTTTAGGATAATTAAAAAGCGGACTTGAAATATAGTCCGCTAATTTAAGGAGATAATATGGCTAAAAAAGGAATTCCTAAAAAAGATGGATCAGGAAAAGGCAAACGAGCAAATAAGGGCCGCGGAGGATGTAAGACAACAAGAAAAACTGGTAGAGGTTATAACAAATAGTGGCATGTACAATAACTGTAGGTGTTAATTCATGGGTTACAATAGCAGACGCAGACGCTTATTTTGAAGCACGTTATAACACAACTGCTTGGGCAGGATTAACTAATGCAAATAAATGTACTTTGCTTAGACATTCATATGCATGGATACAACAGCAGAGACAATTTAATATTTCTGCAAATTCTGTCTTAGAAGTTGTAAACCAAGCACAATTTGAGGCTGCATGGTATATTTATAATTATTTTTCAAGCCACGAAAAAAGACGAGCATTATATACACAAGGAGTTAGGAATTTCAGAGTATCAGATTTTTCAGAAAAGCTTGAAATGCCGGAATTTCCTGCATGGATAGCTGATATGTTAGACGACTTCCTTACCAATATAGGAGGTCAATTTCCATATGTGCAAAGAGATTTTGAATGACAAAGATAACAAAGAAGAATGAAAGACGAGCAAAACAGCTTATTGAACGCTTAAATAATGTAGATAACGTACTTGATAACATAATAAAAGAGATAGCTACTACTACAGAAACTTCAAGTATATATTGGTCAAGAATAAGCAAGCAAATTAGGGACGAATACGAAAAAGCACGGATTATAGCTGCTAATTGGACAAATGAAACAATACCTATAGCTTACCGCGAACAAATAAGAGTACAAATAGCAAAGATAAAAGCTAAAAATATTACAATTAAAAATAAAATTGATTATCGAACTTTTGTAAATAAAGATATAGTTAAACAATCTCTTGCATCTTTGATTTTGGAAACAAATTCTACTTATGCTACTGGATTTTTAAGTGGTCAAAAAACTATGTTAAGATTGGCAAGTTTAACTCAACAATTAAATATTGAAGAAAAAGAAATTGCAAATGCTATAGCTAAAGGGTATTTGGAAAAAGGAAGTGTTCAGGGATCGACTAAAGAATTACAAAGACAATTACTCAAAAAATCTTTAGATGGTAAATATATAACAATTATTAATAAAAATGGTAATCCTATGCAATTTAAAATAAGCTCATATTCTGAAATGGTTGCACGTACCAAATTAATGGAATCATCAAGCCAGGCAGTTGTTAATACAACTATCGGGATAGGTGGTGATTTAGTTCAAGTCAGTTCTCATAATACTACTACTCCAATATGTCAGGAATTTGAAGGCAAGATTTATAGTTTAACTGGTAATGATCGAGATTTCCCGATAGCAAGTATGTTACCGCCTTTTCATCCTAATTGCTTACACTCTATTACAACAGTATTTAGAGAAGCTTTAGAAATCCAAAAAACACTTGATGATTATATAGAATATTCACAAGGTGAAACAGAAAT